ATATCCAAGACGCATCTGCGACATAAAATACTGATCGATTTTCCCGTTTATAATTTGTTCTTGAAGGCTAGGATTACGCGCAAGTTCACGTTGACTAACTGTGTAGCCAAGAATTTCACGAGACCAAGGTTCAATATTTTTTGGAAGTACCTGACCCAAGCCGAAGGCTTTTGTGCGTTCGTTTTCAGCCGTGGGATTAAAAGATGACTCCTTTCCTATTAATGCACGTCTAAATGCATCTTGACTAACATCACCATAAGTTTTACCCGTGTCACCAGGCTGCGGCGTATAGTTAGTCTGTACAGAAAGTTCAACTGGCTCAACTTTGTCTTGCTTATAGTTTTTACGCTGAGACTCAACAAGAACCTCAACAGTAGTACCCACAGCAGCTGCCTTAGCCACTACATCGGACTCAACTTCCTGCCCTTCCGATAAAGCTATCTGTGCCCTCATTACGGCCTGAGGAGACAAAACATAAGCTGTATCTAAATCAATTATTTCTGCACGAGTACTAATTTGCTGGGCTGTGTAGTTTCTAAAGTCAACAACGTTTTGACCTTCTTCATCTGTAAGAGTTGGAATTACTTGACGTATGTCATCACCACCCATTGTGTAATCAAATGTATTTTCAGTCTTTCCGGCTACACCCATTTCAAATGTCACCTCTTTGCCAATTAGCTTTCCCTGGTCTTGGATATATTCACTAATTTTAGAATCAGAAATCCCAGGATTATCTCGAATAAATCTGGTTACTCGCTGATTGAGCCTACGCGCAATATCTTTCTTAATACCAAGACCTTTTCCTTTCATTAGGATTTTAGAAGCTTCATTTTCAAGAAAATCACTTTTACCCTTGAGTTCTATAGCAGTAAGTAAAGCAGCACTACCCTGCGCTTCCATTTCCAGATCAAACTCTTTAGCTCTTTTAGAAGATGCTGTGTCTAATGATTCACCATTAACACCACCATCAGGATCGTATCCTAATTCTTTAGCTTGCTCCAGTGTAATCTGGCGAGTTTCCGCTTGATTATGCAAAAAGGACTGTGGAAGGACTCTGCCCTCAGCCTGCTCTTTTTTAAGTTCAAGGAATGTAAATGGACTATAATTAGGTGTACTTTTTAATTGCGCGGCCTTTAGATCTCCCTCAGCTGTTTCTAATGCTTCATAAGCATCAACAGCTTCCGCATTAATACGAACTTCATCTTCAGGAGTAATATCTTTCTGAGCAAGAGCAGTGATACGGTCTCGTCCAATTTGTTGAACCCTGATTTCAGATAAATTAAATTCTCTTCGGGTATCGTCAATCTCGCGAGAAATAACTCCAGTACGAGCCTTGTCAAACATCTCTTCGTAAACGTCACCTAGCTTTCTACCTCTATGGTCAACAGCCTTAGCAAGANCCTTGATAAATTGAGGGCGTTTTTTACGGACTGCCCAGTCGAGCATATCTTGAGTAGCATCAACGTTAGCCTTACCTTCTTGACCTCCAAAACCGCCTGAACCAAAATAAGCAGCAGATGTTTTGTTATAAATTTCTTGAGGTGAAAATGTTCCAGCATTTAGCATGTTGGTTGTGTCATGCTCGGCTGCTAGAAGAAGTTCAGCGGCTGCTTCGGTGTTAAGAGCTTTATTAGCTTGGAGTGCCCAAGAGCGGGTGATCTCTACTACTACAGGGACAATAGTCTGAGCCTTGTCGGACACAGACATGCCATCGAGACCGGCGAGACGGTAAAAGTCACTTTTAGCCTGGTCTACAATAATTTGGACGTCGCCAGGTTTTGCTGTGGCAACAGTGAATTTCTCTCCATTAAGACGACGGAATGAACGTCGAGTATCTCCGACAAACGCAGAAAAGAAGACAGGAAAATCAGTGGCAGCAACTACAGCATTACTTCTAGAGACCTGGCCATAGCTATTTGTATATAGCTCCTCTCTTAGTTGGCTTTGCTCTGTCTTGTCATTGGTAGATGACGTAATAGCCTTTTCTGTAGCTCTAATAACTGAAGGCTCATTAGCCGAAAAATCATTCTCAGCATCAATAGCATCCTTATTGCCGCCATAATCAGCACGTTCTAAAGGAAATGTATTCTCGACTAAAGACTTGTCTTTTTTATCCTTTTCTTGCTGCTTAAACTTATCAGCACTGTACTGAACGACACTGCCACTAAACTTAAGAAGAGTTCCAATAGTATCAGCAAACAGCTTTGTATTGGCAGAGGCTTCTTGGGCATCAGCCTGAGCAANTACACCATCATAAGTAAGCTTAGCTNTCTGGTTACTAAGGTCAATATTACGGTCTAGTTGATCAGCCTTAAGCCGCATCTCTTCAAAACGAAGACTACGGTCCTGAAAGTCACCTTCAAGTTTTAAAGATGCTTTTTGCGCATTCTGTGAGAGATCAAGTGCTTGCCTGTCAGCTAACTGACCGGTCTTTTGATTTGCTTCAGCAGCTGTTTGCTGTCCCTTTAGAAAAGATGTAGCAGCCTGCTGCTCACGAAATTGTTGCCGACGCTTAGTATCAGCCTCTTGAATGATTTGATTCTTACGGCCCTCAAGAGCTTTAGATTTAGATTTACCTTTGACTGTTGAATTACTGGACTGGGCGTACCCTTGAAAGCGAGTACCGCCGAAATCTGCTTGTCTCGCCATATTGTTAAACGTAAGGGTTGTCTATATTCAGGCCGACTAACTGTGGAGCCTTGGGATTGGTAGGTAGGTAAGGGTTGGTTGGATTAAAGCCGATCTGACTTTCAGCTTTATTATTCTGAGATTCCGCTTGGAGATAAGCAGCATCCATATTTAGTAGAGCTTGCTCACTAGCACTGTCAAGAGAGGCCATCTCTTGGGCTTCAGCAAATCCTTTCTGTCGATCGACATCCATGGTTAGTAGACCAATAGACTGACCAGATTGACCACGCGCAAGGATTGATCCTTTAGCACCAATAGACTTCGCTAATAGGTTTTGTTGTTCAAAGAGAGCCTTCTTACGCACTTCATTTAGCTTTGCCTGCTCTGCAAGTTGAGCGCGATTAGCACCCTCATTGTTAAGAGTGACTTGCTCTCTAGCGTCCTCTACAGAGCCCTGGTATAGCTGACGATCAATCTCATTACGACGCATGATCTGACCGCGCTCCTGCTGTACAGACTGCTGTTGCTGTTGATATTGATTTAAGATACTTGCATTAGCTTGCTGGATCTGTAAATCGGTCTGCTGTTGTTGTTGCTGTCTAGCAAGAAGTTGAGAGCGGATCTGCTGATTGAGCTGGAGACGAGCTTGATCCTGTTGACTTTTCTGTTGCTGAGCAAGTTGCCTACGTTGTAGGGATTGCTGTTGAATTTGGTTTCGTTGTTGCTGCATATTCTGCATCTGCGTCATACGCAACTGAGCAGCAGCTTGTGATCGTTGAGCTTGAGCAGCAGCCTGTTGTTGTTGCTGTTGATAGATCCCGAAGCCAATAGATGATGCAGTTGAGACAGCAGCTATAGACAGACTTACTACAGCGGCGGTTTCGATTCCGGTACACATAGTTTCACAATTTCGTAGAAAGGGTAGTTGCGGATATAGACCGTATTAATGGCACTAAAGCCAAGAAATTTAAGTAGGCGGTGATGAGCCTTATTTCTGACATCACAATGATTCCAGAGGAGTTGATAATCCTTTTGTATGCCTTTTAACCAACATCGAGCTTGCCTATAAAAGGTAATAGGCATATCCTCAATTGCAGGAGTACATAGCAGCCAGATCAGACCTACTTGGTCATTTAGTCGAATAACACCAGCTACACCAGCAATCTTGCCGTTATGGTCACAGACTGCTGTGGCGTGCTCGCTGTTAGACAACCAGAATGGAATATCAAAGGGGCTATGCCCACTAGCTTCGACTTCCATTCTGTCGTCATCTCTAATGTTGTTGACTACATCTAGACCGTCTTTTAAAGTGGCGGTGCGGTAATGTTTAGTCAATGAGTAAAATACCTCTATTATTATAATGACCTTCCCATGAGTAACTAGATAAGGCTACAGGAAGTGGACCATCTGCTGAGATAGTTAGTGAAGCCAATGATCCTAAACAAAATACTGGTATTGCATCGGTCAGTACATCAGAGATAGCAGGTGAATCACTGAGATAGACATCGGCCACCGGCTGGGCAATAGTTAAACTCCTATTGTCATATCCCACACGCTCAAGAAGGACATCTACACTCCCTGACAAGTGCATATCCAAGAACACATTCTCACAAACCGGGATATTTCTACGATCAGACTTCTTATCCTCTTTTAGGAAAAAAGATGGCAGCTTAACAAGCATATTATACGCTAAACCAACAATAAAGCCACTATCAAGCAAGTCGGAAGGGACTTCAATATAATAAGTACCATCAGTGTCAAGAGTAGGTGTATATTTAAAGAATCTAATGGAAACGCCCTGAGTTGAATCCATAATATAAACAGTAGAATTGTCTACAAAGAATCCAGCTGGAAACGTAATTTTATCTACATTACCAGTAGTGACGATTGTTGTTTCTGTATCATAGATAAAGTTATCCAGTCTTGGGACAAACTTACTTCCATACACACTAATAGGAGCAGTTTCAGGGTCGTCCAAGAACTCCATGCGACTAAGGACATGAGAGTTGCTAGTAGTGTTATACATGACCGTAAAAGAAGTGTCATGCGTGAAATCAAATAGTTTAATATCACTAGGAAACTCCCAAATAGCCCAACCCGCAATGCTACGATTGTTACCTTCATTGAAAAATGAAAAGGTATACAATTCATTATTACCATTGCCAAAAGCTAGAAAACTATTGTTAGGACTGGTTGCAGCGATAGTAAGGTTCGGCGGGATAAGCTCAGGAATGATTCTTGTATTATCTGCAACCAATGGACGGTTATCGATTGACTCAAGAGCCATCTCGAATACCTTAGAGAATGTATCTGCTTCAGTAGAGAATATAACTGACACTCCAGACTCCAAAGGCTTAATTTTGGATGTATAAGAGTAGTTAGAGATTTCAGTTAGTTTAACAGTAGAAGGACCAAAAGCTGCGTCAATGGTTGTGAGTAAGAATTGGCTATTCTCAGCAAACATCAACAAACCCTTGGAAGTGCCAAGAGCACGCTTTAANCTTGAAGGTTTGGTTGAGGTAGCAGTGAGATCAATAGGATCAGCATCAGATAAAGCAATAGCAGATCCACCGAAGAAATTGTAATAGTCACCTGCTTGAGACAGGATCACATTCTCCCCGGATAGAAAGCCTAAGCGGTTCTGATAAAAGAACATATCAACCACAGTCTTGTCGACAAAGGTTGGAGCAGGATTAGTAGATTCATCACCTACAGCACGGCCAGACCAAAACAAGAAATCATCTTCATCAACAGTTTCACCGTAAAAAGTCGCAGCCTCTTTCTGAGCCGACTTAGAGAGACTGCGAAAACTGAACTGACCATTAGCCTCACGAATGAGTACATGGGGCATAGAAGAGATGTTTAGATCAGTGGGGATACCTGGCTTAACAGTCTCAACCCAAGTACCTGTACCAGGAATTTCACCTGAAGTTGCCTCAAACTTAACGAAGTAATCATCAGCCGTGGCAGCAGCTGTGTTTCTAATTTTTAGGACAACATTATTGATACATTGTGCAGGGAGTTGTGAGATATCAGAAACTTCCTCTTTTAGGGCATATAACGCTCTATTAGTGGTTCCTCCACTTGTCTGAAGGTTAAAGTCTCCGTTGTCATTACGTTTCACACGTATGACATTACCTACAGTTTCTGTGTCATACTTGCCAATACTATCAATATCGGTTTTAATGCCAGAAACAATATCATCAATATTTAAGACGCCAGAAGATACGGTAGTAAAGGAGGCAGTAGCTTCGGCAACAAAACCATAGCTAAAGGATTCTTCCTCAACAGTAATTGTATATTGCTTCCCTTGAAGAGAAACAGAAACACTATCACCAACTCGCCAGTTGGTCCCACCAGAATTGAGTTTTACTTCAGAAGCATAAACACTTTTGTAAGAATAGGACTGACCATCTGGACCTTTCTGGGTATTGTTAACCTTAAAACTAAGATTTGCCGTAATGTTATAAGTTGAATGTGTCGAGGAAATGGTAAAGGTATCACCTACCTTCCAAGTTTTGTTATCAGTTAGGCTAGAGTCGGTATAGCCAGTAACGGTAACATTTGAATAAGCGTAATTATGATTACCGTTATTATTACCATTAACTCGAAACTCAATCTTTATAGAAATTGTGCCTGTTGGCGTAGAGGCAGTAGCAGTGTGATATAGATAACTACCTGCTCCATAATCATTAGGATCACCAAGTGCAACGTTTGCGAATTGGATTGCCGCAACTTGTGAGCTATTTAATACAACAGCTGTTGGATATGGTATTCCTGGAACCGTAGTAGTGACAAGGGTAGGAGTGCAATTGGCAAGGATGCTAAATCCAAGAGCTTGCTGTGTGCCTGTTCCATTCTCAACATAGTTGCTTTGACCACCTAGGCTACAAGAATTATTATTAACCTCAAAAGAGCTAGGACTAATAGAGAGCTTAGTAGCCTTATAGATTTTTACTTTTTGATTGTTAGATGATTTAATAAAATCAACAGAATACGTTGTATCGTAACCGACCTCGTTAATAACAATTAAAGCTTCAGGATTATCTACAACTCCAGAGTTAGTTGACATCGTGACCACCTTTTCAGAGTTGGCGATCATGGTGTAATCATTAATAGTTAGCTCATGAATATTTAATGGATCAGTGGCTTTGATATATTCAAGAGAATCGCCAAAGCTATTAACGGTCTGCTCAGCCCCTGTGTCCGCATTCCAGACGCGTAGAACGCCATTACCCCCACTTTCGTAGGCAGCAGCTACATAGCGCTCAGTTTCGTCCCTGAAGATCGGAAACCAGTGACTTGAGGAAGGGATCGCTGTGCCGTTATCTAGCTCAGCAACATACTTAAGAGGTGGTCTCTTTTTACAGCCAAAAGTTGGATCTAGGGTAATGTTACGAGCATCATTAACCTGGCCATCCAGCTTTACGGGGTCAGGCTGCTGACTAATACCTCCTAACAAATTAGGAATTTTCTGTGAAATAGAAGCCATCAATATCTCCCAAGTGCATCAACTGGACGGAAGCTGGAATAAGTGAAGTTATTGGACCTGTCAGAGAAGATCGTGTAGTCACCCTGTTGAGATTCATACTCAATGCAATTTGCACGAGCCATTAACTCCTCACGCTCACCAAATTTCACTGCTTCCTGACTGCCAACAGTACGACCAGCAAAAACATTTGCAGCCCTAGTGGTCACATAGTTTTTGAAAGCTTCTGGCATGTCATCAAAATCGAGCAGCCATACAATGTCAGCTTTGATAGGTTCAGTGAAGGTAGATGTGTGATTAACTTTGTCATACAACTTACCACCACGAATCACAACTTGAATACGATCACGAGGCTGGGTATCAATTGAAAGCATGTTTGAAGTAACACCTATCTCTTTGGTAAGAGCATCAGGTGTAACCGGGTAATTATATTCAGTGTTAAAGGACCAACCCTCAGCTTGTACAGCACGGGTGATTTCATCCAAGATTCCCTCGGCGAGTTCGGCCAGGGGGTTACCACTGTCAAGCTTATTTAGTGGACTCTGGCCCACATTAGAGATAATTTGATTAACTGCGGCTAGTCTCGTAGCCTTTATAGTTGCCATTTATTTTCTAGGGAATGATGAGCCCCGAGGGGCCGAAGCCCCAGGGGAAAATTATATTTGTATCAAGCAGCTTGGAAGGAGCCAGCTACTGAAGTACGCAAAGAGGCGCATCCGAGAGCTAAACGTCCCACGACCAAATCTCCTTGGTATTGGACATTGAAGTCATTACTTGTGGTCTGGATTGATGGAGCAACAGCTTCAACAGTTCCAGCAGCTTCTTTATGAAACACCAGTCCGGCAAGATTGCTGTTATCAATCACATAGCTGTTATTTTCGCCAGTGACTGCAGCGTTAGCAGTCGCATCTTTACCGTACTGAGTTGCCAGTACGTTGGACTTATAGATACGAATACCAGCAATAGAGTAGAGACCCTTGCCGCTATTCATGTCGCCTTGAGAGTTTCCAATTTCGCGATTCAGGATTCCTGTATCGACGCTAGAAACCAAGGAATAGTATTGACGAGGAGAAAGGACGCAGGCCCTCCCTTCCTGGGGTGCTGAGCGCTCGTCGAGCACTGCAGCGGCCTCGAAGAATCCATCAACAATTGCTTGAGCGTTGTTGGTATTACCAGAGCCAATGTTGACTTGGAATCCACCAGGCTCACCTGTAACAGGAGAAGCTTCAGTTGCTGCCTTAGCAAGTACACGCACGATGCGGTCATCGTAGTGCAGAGCTAATGCTTCGCCGATTTGCTTGGAGATCTCAGCGCGTTGAGAATACTGGCTCAGAATCGTATCGAGCTCATAAACAAATTGACTAGAAATCAACAAATCATCCATGATGATTGTCTTTTCATTTGCCTTGATTGCAGCATCAGCTACGATCGGTGTTCCAGGTGTATGATAACCCGCACCGAGCTTGCCTTGCATCAAGAACTGTTTTGATTTGCCGCCTCTAAGAGTATAGTTACGGACAAGTCCTTTGAAAATTGTAGCGGAGTTGAAGGCATTAAATACCTCTCCACTGAACAAAGTTAGGGCTGTTGCGTACTTATTAGCATAAGTATTTGATTGGTTGCCATTGACCGAGTTCGGCCTGGCCATTGGATAATCAGGAAAAGCCATGATTAGATAAAATTAAAAAAGTTTGTTTATATGAAGCTCACTTACGCGTATGTGTTTGTTGATTTAGGGCCATCAACTTGGCGCTAGCACCAAACGAGTTGTCTCGGACTATCCGGGCTCGAATGGCAGATGAAGAGAGGGTCCGACACTGAGGTGCCCTCTCTCCTGGCATCTAGGCTTTTCCGGTCCTAGATTCCGTAACCGTCCTTGGGAATTTACAAGGAAAAGTTTTTAAGCTTACTTAGTCAATAAGTATTGGACACCACGATAGGTGAGCTTAGTTTGTTTCTGAGCAGCCTTCTGAAGGCGTACTGCTTGCTTGACTTGAAGGTCAGACATTAGAATCTCCATAGGCTCAGGCCCCGTTCCATGCACTGAGTAGATGCGTCCCTAAGGGATGAACGAACTATGGAGTTACAAAAGGTCTTTTGACTTAGCCAGACGTGCTTCAACATCCATGCGATAAGCAGGATCTTGCGAATAAAGAGGATCAGCAATCGCACGAGCGAGCTCTGCTTGGCTCCTGAAGGGCTTAACACCGCTTCCAGCAGCCTTACCGGTAACAAGCGGTGCCTCGTAGCCCTCAGCCTGCTTATAGCGACTAGATAGGGCTTCTACTGCGAATCTTGCAGCAGCAACGTTACCGTCATTAGTAATGCTGTTGAAATCATTGATCTCTTCTGAGCTCAAGTTCTGTGATGCCCAAGTAATAAGCTGTGAATAAGCCTCAGCACCACCAACAGAGTTTTGGATGTCTCGTACCTGATCATTAGCAAGTTGCTGCTGACCGGCCTGCTGGTTCATATGGGCCTGATATTCAAAATATGAATTGATCAGATCCTTTTGATCCATGGAAGAAAGACGTTCCATGGCTTCATCAGACAAAGCACCCGTGGAACTATATTCCTTAGATAACTCAATCATATAGGCAGCGCCTTCGCTGAAATCTACTTCTTCGGCTTCTTGCTCCCCTTCGGTTTGCAGCTCTTCTTCGACCTGCTCATCTGTAGATTCGTCATTAGGAGTACCTAATTTCTTTTGAAGCTCGTTATATGCTTTAAGAAGATCATCCTGTGATTTAAACTTACCACCGATGAGAGCTATTTGCTCTTGAGAATCTTCTTGTTGTTGAAGCCAATTATTACGATCAGCCTCATTCATTTCAGCGATCTTTTCGCCTTGCGCTAGTGCGTTGGCTTCAGATGCTTGTTGTTCAGATGTAACACCCTCGGAAGGGTCAAATTCGATAGTGGGCATTTAGTTAGACGTGGTGTTTAACCCGCCAAAGCTTGGACGGATCTTTTTATTCATTGTGTATTTGCCAGCCGTAGCTGACCCTCGAACAGAGGGCTTAACGGTATATTTAACTTTAGGGGCTAAAGGTTTAATAGGCTCTGGCTCCCAAGCATCATTGAGCTCGGGGTTGTCTGGGTTATTCCCCTTGAATTGGCCTTTGGGGCTCCGTGCCCTCCTCTTCTTCTGTTCCATTTAATCCTTGTTGTCCCATCATTTGTTCTGCCATAGGAGACTTGGCTAATTGCCCCATCTGTCCCATGATTGATTCTTGTGTAGCTTGCTGTTGCTGAGCTTGCTGTTCGCTCTGTAGCTCTGCCTGTGTTTTAACCAAGCCAACTACATCGATTCCACTTGCAGCAGCAAGACGTGAAATAAATTCTGATGGCTGGATGTAGGTTTGGAGAGCCTGTGGACCCATGCTTTGACCAAGGGTTTGGACAAATTCCATAAGGGATTGTTTATCTTGACCACGGCCAACACCATTAAGACCAGCAACAACAGTTGGCATAACCAAATCTTTGGGCAATGAAGGTAGTTGCTTGGCCTTACTCATGATATAGAGCTTACGAGACAAATAAGGTCTCAACAATTCTTGAGTTAGATTTCCGAAAATTCCCCCAAGTTGCTCATTTAGCTCCTGTTGAACGGCCATGACTTCGCTGGCGGTTGTGCGTTCAGACTGTCTAACCGACAGAATCAAGAAAGCATCAGACAAACGCTGGTTAAGTAATACGATCATCTGTTGAACAGTTTGGAAGTCAGCAGATTTACCCACCGATACAACTCCAACGTCCTCTGGTCGGCCCTGGATAATCGCCCCAGAGCTTGCTCTTGCTAATGATTGAGGTTTGGTAGTAGCAGAAGGTGACACCAAGAAAATAATCTTGGCACACGCTGCTGAACCTTCTACCATCGCCTTCATGAGTTCATTGAGAGCAGCAAGATCTCCAAAAAACTCCTCAACGCGACCACGACCGTATGACTCATTGTCCGCGACATTGAATCTTAATGGGGTCCAGGGAGTGTGCTTTAAAGGTGAACTAGATTCACTGCCTTTGATAATCTTGCCATCACATTCCTGATGCCATTTAACTTGATTACCGACATACCTAACGAGAGTAAACACTTCAGCGTTCTTGCTTCCGTATGCTCCAGTTGCTACTCCTAGCTTAGGACCGTCTTCACCAGGGCTATTGGAGTCAGACCCACTCATGTCAGCCGTTGTTGCCTGGAACTCTGGACCGAGCTCTTGGCGGTCTACGAGCTCTCTTGTGACTATCTCTGTAACCTTGCCGTTACCATCACGGCATACAACATAACGATCAAGAGGAAAAGCACGTAGTGCATCTTTACCTTGAAATAGTAAGCAGTTACCAGTAACCACAAGGTGTTTCATAGCAACATGAAGAAGTGAGCGATCACTTGTTTCATTGATATGTTGCATTACAACCCTCTCCATCTTATTAAGAGAGAGGTCGATTTCAGAACGAACTTCAGGGCCTATATCAGGCATATTCTGAAGTTCGGCATCATTAATTTGTAGCTTAAAAAAGCTTGTATTGATAGGGAAAAGACTCAACATCATTTTTGAAGCCAAAACGTTGACTCCTTTGCTGCCTTGCGATTGCCAAGGCGTCGGAAGTGGCTCACCATTCCCATGACCGTCCGGGGTAAGGAGGTAAGGAAGGGTGAGTGCCGCACAACGACGACCCATCTCCAAAAAGTCTTCTCTCTCCGCTACACCAAACTGATACCGTGCTTGTGCGGATGATTTCATATTAAGTAGGGATATTTAAGCCTGTTGAAGATTTCTTACCTTTACCAGAACCAATGGAGCTATTTTTGTCGATTGTTAACTTTGACCCCTTAGAAGCCTTTTTCTTACTAGCAACAGAGTTAGTCTTAATCGTAGGCTTTACATTGTTATCAACCAATGTAGGAGGTGCAACTGACATATCAAAGACCTCGTTGACACCTGTACCAGGATTCATTGGAGCTACAGCATCACCAGGAGCACCGGGCTTGGGAACGCTGTAAAACATATTTTGTCGAGCTTGAACTGGAGGTATTGCAGCAATACGTGATTGCTCAGCTGCAAAGTCTCGCTGCTGTTGCTCCATTCTTGCTTGGTCTTCCTTCGCCTGTTTGCGGTCTCGTCTATACCGACGATCCATCTCTCTTTCTCGTTCCTTGCGCTCGCGTTTGTCACTTTTGGACTCTCCGCCGCCGCCACCGCCGCCGCCACACATAAGCTATTCCTCAATTAGTTGGTAGATGTAATCAATGACCG